ATTGAAAGGGGGAGCCCCCAAAGTGTCCTTGTAATGTATGATGATTCCAATGCAAATCCAACTCCGTCCTCATCAAGAACGTGCTGTTGCTGCAATGCAAAAGCATAACAAAGGCCAACTGATTGTTCCTACTGGTGGGGGCAAGACTCTGAAGATGATCTATGATGCTCTGCGTGAGTTGCAGTCAGAAACTCCACAGACTATTGTTGTTGTTGCTCCGCGTATTCTGCTTGCTGAGCAACTCTCTGCTGAGTTCCTTGAGTTTATCACTAATGCTGCTGTGTTTCACATTCACAGTGGCGAAACTCATCACGAATCTTCTACTCGTCCTGGTGTCATTCGTCAGTGGATTGAGAACAATAACTCCCGTCACAAGTTGATTATTACAACCTATCACTCCCTGTCTCGCCTTGAGCGTACTGGAGTTGATGTGGATACCATCTACTTTGACGAAGCACATAACAGCGTTCAGCGTCACTTTTTCCCTGCAACTGAGCACTTTGCTGCTAACGCACGACGCTGCTATTTCTTCACTGCAACTCCGAAACATTCGCTTGCTGTGAGTAAACCTGGAATGAATGATTCTCGGGTTTATGGTCAGGTTATCTGTAAAGTTCCTGCTCCTGAACTTGTTGCTGGTGGATACATTGTTCCCCCTAAAGTTATCGTCAAGCAACTGCCGATGGTGAAGGGTAAGCAGACCAACTTTGACCGTGATTCTGAGAATCTGCTTGAAACGATTGATGAGAACAATGTTGGTAAGATTCTGATTTGTGCTAAGGCAACCAAGCAAATCGTCTCTCTGGTGTCTGAAACTGATTTCTGCGATGAACTAGAGCAGCGCGGATATTCTTGGATGTTCATTACTGCCAAGACTGGTGCAGTGATTGACGGTAAGAAAGTCAATCGTGAGGTGTTCTTTGACACTCTCTCCGCTTGGGGTAAGGATAACTCTAAGAAGTTTGTTGTTCTACATCACAGCATCTTGTCTGAAGGTATCAATGTGAGCGGACTTGAGGCAGTGTTGTTTATGCGTAATATGGACTACATCGGTATCAGTCAGACTATCGGACGCTGCATCCGTTTGCATCACGATGACGCTGCTAAGTTGCGCTCTGGTGCTATTCAACCTGGAAACCTCAGTCAATATACCAAATCGTTCGGTCTGGTTTGTATTCCTGTGTATTCTCAGGTTGGTATTGCTACCGCTCGCAGTGTGCAGGCAGTTGTTGATACTGTATTTGAGAAGGGGGAACCTGCCATTTCCACTGTGAGGCGGTGAGTCTAGGGTGAGACTCAAGTGCTGGTCAGGGTCAAAACCCTGATTTTTCTGCAATTCTATGTCACAGACCCTATGGGTCATCCTTCGCAACCAAATTCAAGATTTTTTGAAAAGTGTAATGATTGATTTTGATGTTGATGGACTTGAATCTCTTGTGTGGGTCTATGGAACCCAAGAGGGTATCATCACTCCTATCACTTGGGAAAAGATTATTAGCAAATCTGTGTATGGTGAACATATACCAGGAGACGTTTTTATGGCAGATGGTAAGAAAAATAATTTTGGATTGAATATAAAATCACTGCTCAAATCTTTCACGAAAGGAGATGTGCAAACCTGTAGTTTTGTTCAGTGTCGTTGTCCTTTAGATGAGAATGAAAACATTGGGAAAGGCGTCATTAAGACTCTTGTTGAAAAAAGAGAGGAAAGTTTCAAGGAGTTTAACCTTGACACTATGATTGATGTAATTATCCTTCATAATCGTTCTGGTGAAGATTACAATGTTAGAGTATTTGTTGAAAAGCAAGATGAGTATGAGAATCTGAACTTTTCTTGGTATGATTCGCGTGCTTATCTTAATCCCAATAAGACAAACAATAACTGGGAGAAGAATTGGAAATTGAAAAGAATCCCTGGAAATGCAAGTGCATTTCAAACTTGTGTCAATGTGAAGAAGACTTTTAATATCAATGAGTGCATTGCTAATTTTACTGTGAAGTGTTATGATAACTATGACGTGACCATTGAAGAAGCAAAGAGAAGGTATGCTGAAGTACAGTAAGAATGATATACATTTGTATTTACAGGACTGTATCGTATGGATGAAAAGTTTGGATGATGATAGTGCCAATATGACCCTTACATCTCCACCCTATGATGATATTAGAAATTATAACGGATATTCTTTTGACTTTGAATCTACAGCAAAAGAATTGTATCGGATTACAAAACCTGGTGGTGTTGTAATCTGGAATGTTGCAGACCAAACTGTTAATGGCAGTGAAACTGGAACTTCAATTAAACAAGCACTGTATTTTATGGAGTGTGGATTCAAGTTGCACGACACAATGATTTACCTGAAAAAGAATCCAATGCCCAGTAGTGGTAAAAGGTATCATCAGTCTTGGGAATACATTTTTTGTTTCAGTAAAGGAACACCTAACACCTTCAATCCTATTGAAGTTGAGTGTAAGTATGGTAACTTAAAAGCAAATCAAAAGTATCGTGGAAAAGATGGCGAAAAGAATTACAAAGTTACAAAAAGAAATGCTTTCTCTAAAGTGAGAAATGTTTTCGAGTATGTCATAGGTGGAGGTCACACAACAAAAGATAAGATAGCATTTGAACATCCTGCAATAATGCCAGAAAAACTTGCTGAAGACCAAATTAAAACGTGGACAAATGAAGGTGATTTAATCATTGATCCATTTGCGGGTTCTGGAACAACAGCAAAAATGTGTATTCTCAATAATAGAAAGTTTAGTGGGTGTGAAATTAGTGAAGATTATTGTAATATTTTCATCGAGCGATTAGAAGAATTTAACTGTAAAAAAGTAGACCTATTGGAGTTTATTGAATGAAAGAAGGGTTCACAATGTTCAAAGATACCTATGCTGCTATTCCTTATGGTAATCAGTATCTTATCATTCACAATGGCAAACAACTTGAGAAACTTTGTAGGACTGAAGCATCAGCACGAAAGTATATCACGGACCACAGGAAAGGTAAGAGTGTAGCACAACTTCCTCTGTGATACAAAGGGGGAGCCCCTAAAGTGTCCCTGTAGTATGAGCAACAAGCAAATGCAGAACAAACATATTGAACACCCTGAAGATTCTATCCTGACTGGTGATCTATCGGTTCTGGATTGGTTTACTGCTCCGTCTAAAGTTTCTGTCAAGATTGATGGAAGTCCCAGTTTAGTATGGGGTCGCAATCCTGCTAATGGTAAGTTCTTTGTAGGCACTAAATCTGTGTTCAACAAAGTTAAAATCAAAATCAATCATTCTCACGAAGAGATTGATGCAAACCATCAAGGTAAGGTTGCATCTATCCTTCACGCTTGTTTTGATAGTCTTCCCCGCACCCAATTCATCTATCAGGGAGACTTTATCGGGTTTGGTGGAAATGATACCTACCGACCCAACACCATCACCTATAAGTTTCCTGAAGTAATTGAGCAAAGTGTTATTGTCGCTCCTCACACTGAGTACACTTGTGAGGATGATCTTCGCAATGCTATCGCACAACCTACCACCAAACGGTTTGTGGATACTTATGATGTGAAGTGGGTGCAACCAGAAGCAGAAATCTGTCCCTATCTGGATGACATTGAAGACTTCTGCAAGTTTGCGAAGCAAATGAGCACGCTTTGCACCTTTGTGAATGATAAACAAGCAGCAGAACTCAAAAAAGTCATCAACTCTTACATCCGCGAAGGTAAAGAGGTTGATGAGCACGAGATTGCAGAAAACTATGATGTTGATATTAACCTGATGCGACTGTGGAAGTTGGTTGAATCTATCAAGATGGATTTGTTCTGCTTCATTGAGTGCGACACTGATATTTCTTGTGAGATTGCTGGTCAACTGAGCGATCACGAAGGTTATGTAATGCACAATGAGTTTGGATCGTACAAGATTGTCAACCGCGAAGAGTTTAGCAGACTGAACTTTACTCTTGAAAAGAGTTGGTGAATAAAAGGGGGAGCCCCCAAAGTGTCCCCATAGTATGAGACAAACCCATCGCTTCCAAACCTTCAAAGAAGCACTTAACTTTCTGATGAATGAGTTTCAACTGACCAATCAGCAAGCAACTCATTTCATTTGGGACAATCAGTTTACTATGGGAACTGACCGTGCGATTTGGATTACTGAACCTGCACAATGAACACTCCAAACTGGAAACACAACTCTGGTAAGTCTAAGCGAACCAAGGGTATGTGTAAGGGTAAGATTAAGTCCCGCAAACAATCTCTCCAATCTCTCAAACTGAAACTAAAATGACTAACTTTATCTGCATTACTTTCGGTCCTTCTGATGATGTTGCACGAAACGGTTGGTTTAATCGTAAGCAACGATTTGATGATGTAAATGATGCCAAACAGTGTGGTCGTCGTCAACTCTCACAACTTGGAACTTTCGGATATGTTGTCATTGAAGAAGATGAAGATTGGTGGGAAGTTGTTGATGAACTCGGAGCACCTTCAAATGCTGTGAGTATCACTTGCAACCGACTTGGTACATTTAAGGTAGAACCTGCTCCCGAACTTTCTCTGGTTTGATTATGACGCTTCCAACTTACAACGCAATTTCATTCACTTCTAAGGAGGAACATCAAGCAGCATTGTATGATGCTTGTCTGCTGATTGTGAATACTTACAATGGTTCAGATTTGCTTGATGGTGTTAGCGTCAATGATGTAACTGCTTATGATTTTATGAAGTTTGCCCGTCAAGTTGTTAATCAAATTGCTGAAGGTAACCTGAAATGAAAACCTTTTATATTGTCTCCCATCAAAATCGTAGAGAACCAGAATGTTACATCGGTGGGTTGTATGATGACGAACAACTTGCTGATGCTCGCTGTAAGGTTCTGAGGGAAGAATATGATTATGCTTGGTTTGATGAAGTCCAACTTGGTGATCTTGAACTCTGTAATCGCTGAACTGAAATGACTACCACCACATTCTCCAAAGAGTTCATCAACCATTTCATTGATTATTGTATGTCGTTCTATGGTGCTGATGGGTTGTATCCTATCACTGGAATCAATCGCACTGTGGTTCGCAAGGCAACTAACGATCTTATCAGGATTGCTAAAATCAAAGGTCAATCCTTCTGTGGTGATAGTTTTGATCGTGAGCAGGTAAGAGATCTTCTGTTTGATAAGTACAAACTAACACTTTCTAACTGAAAGGGGGAGCCCCTAAAGTGTCCCTATAGTATGAGCACAACCACAATGCAAGCACAAGCACAACAAACCATCGCAGATAATGTCCTCAAGAATACTCATCTGCTGATT